GATGAAGGTAAGTTAGGTGACTATGGTCCAGAGGTTAAGTCTGAACTAGACTTAGCCTTTGCTAAAATAGAACGTACAATACTTGAACAAATTGCTGCATCTTCTGACAGGGTTGTAGTACACCAAGCGATGAAACACTTGGTTGTAGCAGGTAATGCTCTCGTATTTATGGGGAAAAAAAATCTTAAACTATTCCCTCTTAGTAGATATGTATTAGATAGAGACGGTAACGGTAACGTTATTGAAATTATTACTAAAGAAAGAATTAATAAAAAATTAATACAAGAGTTAATACCAGACTTAGACAAGAATAAAAGTACTGACTACGGTGAAGATAAGACAGAGAACTGTGATGTATACACCCACGTAAAAGTCTATGGTAACAAAGTCGTATGGCACCAAGAAGTTTATGACAAGATCATTCCTAAGTCACAAGGTAAGTCACCACTTAGTGCTACTCCTTGGCTTCCCCTGAGATTTAATACAGTTGACGGAGAGGCTTATGGAAGGGGCCGTGTCGAAGAGTTTATCGGAGACATTAAATCCCTAGAGGCACTCAGTCAAGCACTGGTAGAGGGCTCTGCAGCAGCCGCTAAGGTGGTGTTTACTGTCAGTCCAAGTTCAAGTACGAAACCACAGACACTTGCACAAGCAGGCAACGGTGCAATCATTCAGGGTAGACCTGATGACATCGGTGTAGTCCAAGTTGGTAAGACCGCTGACTTCCAAACTGCTGCTCAGATGATACAACAGTTAGAGAAGAGATTGTCTGATGCATTCCTTATCCTAAGTGTAAGACAGTCAGAACGTACCACTGCTGAAGAGGTACGGATGACACAGATGGAACTGGAACAACAACTTGGTGGACTATTCAGTCTACTTACTGTTGAGTTCTTAGTACCTTACCTAGATCGTAAGTTGAATGTACTACAAAGGAATGGAACTATTCCACGTATACCTAAAGAGTATGTAAAACCTACAATCGTAGCAGGTATCAATGCACTTGGTCGTGGTCAAGACAGAGAAAGTCTTGGTATGTTCCTACAAACTATTGCTCAGACTATAGGACCAGAAGCTATCATGCAATTCGTTAACCCTGAAGAAGTGATCAAACGTCTGGCTGCAGCTGGAGGTATCGACGTACTCAACCTAGTGAAGAGTATGCAAGAGATCCAAGGTGAACAGCAACAACAGATGCAACAACAGATGGCTATGCAGGAACAACAGAATGCTCCAGCTATGGCAGCAGTACAGCAGAAACAACAACAAGCTGAGATGCAAGCACAAGTACAAATGGAAACAGCTCAACAATAACTATGGACAAACAAACACCATCCAAACCACTAAAGAAAGGTTCAGTTAAAGAGAAGTCAACAGCTATTAAAGAACCTACTAAAATGAAATATGCCCCACGTGAAAAGGTAGGGACTCCTAAGCTGGGGTCTCCTGTCACCGTTAAAACCGTGGGACTTGGAAACCTAGAAGTTATCACCCAAAATGGCTACACTAACGTATAACCCTGCTGAATCACAGGAAGGAGAGTTTACTGAACAAGAACAGGAAAACATTAAAGTAGGAGAAGCTCTCGAAGAACAACAGAATCAATTACTAGCTGGTAAGTTTAAAGATGCTGAAGACCTAGAGAAAGGTTACATCGAGTTACAAAAGAAACTAGGTGAACCAAAGGAAGACGCAGAAGAACAGCAAGAAGTAGAGACTGTTGAAGACACTAAAGAAGATGACAAGGAGAGTGAAGTAGATGCAACATTCCTAGATAAACTGTGGGATGAATCTAACGATGAGTTCAGTCAAGAAACTCTGAAAGAGTTAGAAGGAATGAAACCTCAAGACTTAGCTCAGATGCATCTAGAGTATCGTGCTAAGACACAACCTACACCACTAAATGATGAAGCAGTGAACTCTCTACAAGGAGTAGCTGGTGGTAAGGAAGGTTACGACACTATGATTGAGTGGGCTCAACAGAACCTACAAGAACAAGAAATTAAAATGTATGATACAGTGATGGATAGGGGTGATCCACTCGCCTGCTTCTTTGCTGTTCAGGCATTAAAGAATAGATTCGATGATGCATCCGGTGTCGATGGAGAGATGCTTACTGGTAAAGCACCTGTTAATAAAGGGGATGTTTACCGTAGTCAAGCAGAAGTAGTACGTGCTATGAATGACCCTAAGTATGAAAATGATCCAGCGTACAGACAGGATGTATACAGTAAACTAGAAAGATCAAACTTAGAATTCTAAAAGGAGAATTAATTATGGCAATGGCTTATAACCCCAGCGCTAGAGCTGCTGGGTTTCAGGTACAATACGTAGTAAAGACTACAGGTGATCGTTGGTTCATACCTTACAATGACAATGCATCAACTGCAGATCAGTTAGCACTATGTAAAGTGATGTCTGGTAAGATCACTGGTGGATCTACCGACGCTGGTATTGAACTTGTAGCTTCCTAGCAATGACTGGAAGATTACTACACCTAGGTATGTTTACATGCTTAGGTATCCATCTTTCTTTATTAGCTTACTAACATGGAGAACCTAAGAGCATTAGGTATCGGCCTGATGTTAGCTGGCTTCCTATCAGTTTTGATAGGCATCATGCAGACACTGCAGATGGCAGCTATGACTGATGGCTTTGCCTACGATATTTTATGGTAAAAAATTATGCCCAAAGGTAAGGGAACTTACGGAACTAAAAAGGGGAGACCCCCTAAGAAGTGAAGCAATTCACAGAGCCTTGGATAATTACAATTATGTTGCTACTCGTAGCTGTATTTATCCAAGGCCTACATGTCAACAAACATGACCACTGGGACAGCCTCCGTTCATCAGAGTTATGCTCTGACGCATGACGTGTAAGCAGGGAACGGGGCTTACATCATAGGAGATTCTTATGACTGTCACTTACTGCTATCGTGGCATCAAGTACACGAAGACAAAGTAGCGTACAACAATACAACAAACTAAAATGAAATCATTTATTGCACTTGGAACACTGGCCACCATGGTTGCGACACCTGCAATGGCTGGCCCATATGTTAACACAGAGATCAACAGTGGATGGAATGGATCGGATTATCAATCCAGTCAAACAGACCTCCACGTAGGTTACGAAGGAAATGCAGAACAACTAGGCTACTACCTCCAAGCTGGTCCAGCCATCGTCTCCGTTGATGGGGAGGATGCTAACACTGAACTCTCTGGGAAGGCAGGTGCCTCGTTTCAAGCAACAGATGCTCTGTCAGTCTACGGAGAAATCTCTTTTGTTACGACTGATTCTGACGAAAACAACTACGGAACCAAAGCTGGTCTTAAGTGGGCCTTCTAGATGGACCTTTTGTACGTACTCTTCCTAGTACTATTACTAGGATTTGGTATGGAAATGACGTGGTCAACAAAACGTCATTAACTCTTGGGCCTGCGGAACAGGTCCAATTTATAAACCTTTAATACATTAAACAAATGGCTTTCAATTCTAATGCTACAAATGGTGGAGTTATTTACTCACCACAAGGTTCAATCAATCAGGTTGTAACAGCTGATCATTCAATTGCATCTTCTGCAACCCTTGAAACAGTAACTGGACTAACCATCCCTCTTGGTAAATATGAGAGGGTAGCTTTTAAATACAAGATCTTCTATTCTTGTACTGCTAACGGTGACTTTAAGTACTTGGTAGATGTACCAGCTTCTGTTACACTATACCGTTGTACCAAAGGTGGAGCTGATCATGCAGGTACTGCACTAGCAGCTGCTCCTATCACTGCTGAAGGTAGTGCAATTACTATCGCTGTGACTGGTACTGAAGGTTTCCTTGACATCTCTGGTGTTCTAGAAAACGGATCAGCACTTGGTGAACTTAAGTTTACCTTTGCACAAGGTACTTCACATGCTGATGCTACATTAGTACGTAGAGGTTCTAACGTTGAATTCTATCGCTTCTAAATAGCATAGGGGAGAGAGCACCTCAGAGTCGGACTCTCTCCTCCTTGGCATTAGCCCGATACGTCGGATACCTTTTGCCGTCTAGACGGTGGGAAAGACCACAAACAATTTAACTTGAACGTTCGAGAGCTTGTAAACTATACAAACTTTCACAAACAATAATGGCTAATTTAACACAGTCAGTAGTAGGTACCCTAAATAAAGCGGCATCCTCAACTTCTGGCGCTGTTGCATATGATACTAAGTATGCAACCTACCTCAAGCTGTTCTCTGGCGAACTCTTCAAAGCCTATGAGTCAGCAACAATTGCTAAAGGAACTGTACAGACCCGTCAACTAAAGAACGGTAAGAGTCTACAGTTCATCTTCACAGGTCGCATGCAAGCGGCTTATCATACGCCTGGTGAACCGATCCTTGGATCCGGTGATCCCCCGGTAGCAGAGAAGACCATCGTGTGTGACGATTTGCTGATTTCTTCAGCCTTCGTTTATGACCTCGATGAGACTCTTGCTCACTACAGCCTTCGCTCTGAGATCTCCGCTAAGATCGGACATGCTCTTGCTGAAGCTTATGATAAGAAAGTCTTCCGTACGATTGCTCTAGCAGCACGTGAAGCACATCCTATCACAGCATCACCTGGCCCTGAGCCCGGTGGATCGATCATTAAGATTGGTGCTAACAACGAATATGATGCACAGAAACTAGTAGACGCCTTCTTTGAAGCTGCTTCTATCCTTGATGAAAAGAACCTGCCTAAGACTGGACGTACTGCAGTACTTGCACCACGTCAGTATTATGCCCTGGTCTCTCAAGTAGATACAAACATCCTTAACCGTGACTATGGCAACTCCCAAGGGAATCTGAACTCTGGTGAAGGACTGGTATCTATTGCTGGTATCAACATCGTACGCTCTAATAACCTTCCTTTCCAGGCTGGTACTATTAACGCACAATCTGGTGAGAACAATGATTACTCTGGTGCATTCGCAGACCACGCCGGTCTCATCTATCAGAAAGATGCTGCTGGTGTAGTTGAAGCTATTGGTCCTCAAGTACAGACCACTGGTTCAGACATCAAGACAATGTATCAGGGTGACTTGATCGTTGGACGTCTTGCCATGGGTTGTGGTACTTTGAACCCCGCTGGTGCTATTGAAATCCAAACCGCTTGAGGTTAACTATGTCAGTTAAACCAGGAACAGCAACAACTAGAACTATTCCAGCTGGCCAAGCAATTGGTGGGACTGGTTCAACAACCCAAGCAGCACCTACTCCAAAGGAGTATGGCAGGCAGGTACAGTCCGATGGATTGTCTGCTCGCGGTGATGCTAATACGTAATTAATTGAGGAGAACATATGGCAGTTTCAGTTGCCAAAGGAAACGCTGGTGTATGTACTACCGATGCTGTCCGTGATTCTGTGTCTCGCACAGAAGGCGGAGCAACTGGAGTACGTAGCTCACCTGTGACTTCCACTACAAAGAATCTACGCATCGCTTACGCTGCTGTAGAATGTAACGTACCTTGATGTACGACTATGGGAGACTTCGGTCTCCCTTTTTTATTTATAGATATTAAACTATGCCTTTTCCTACCACTAACGCTACAGAAGAATTACCAGCAGTCAACGAAATCCTGGCGTCAGTTGGTCAGGCGCCTGTAACTACCCTTGATCAAACCAACCCGGACGTTGCGATTGCATACAATACTTTACTACAAGTATCAAGAGAGATACAGGCTGAAGGTTGGACTTTTAACACAGAGATTGCTGTACCATTTACTCCCGATGGTACTACAGAAGAAGTAGATGTAGCTAACAACATACTACAATTAGACTTAACTAAAGATGCTGCTTACTACGATAAAGATCCAGTAATCAGAACTAAAACAGGATCTACCCAAAGAAAATTATATGACAAAAATAAGAACCCAAGAAGTGATGCTTGGAAATGGGGGACAGATGACATCAAATGTGATGTTGTTTATAACTTCGACTGGGTAGTATTACCTGTACCTATTCAAGATTACATTGTAGCCAGAGCGGCAACAATAGTATCTAGTAGGATTGTAGGTGATGGTGGACAGTACCAAATGTTACAACAAAAGGAAGCATACAACAGGGCTATGGCTTTAGAGTATGAATGTAATCAAGGTGATTATACTTTCTTTGGGCACCCTAAAGGTCAGAATAATTACAATGGTTTCCAACCTTATCACGCACTTTATAGATAATGGCAGCAGTCACTCAAGCAATCACCAACTACATTGGTGGTGTATCAAGACAATCAGATCAAAAGAAACTTCCTGGTCAGGTACGAGAGTGTCTCAATGCCTTACCTGATCCTACATTTGGATTGAGGAAAAGACCAGGAACAAAATTTATTAAACAGTTATTACCACACGGTGATGAAGGAGGTAGTACATTCACCTCCACTAATGCTAAATGGTTTTACATAGATAACACAGCAGATGGTGAGAAATATATAGGACATATAGATGGTCAAAATATTAGAGTATGGAATACTGAAGACGGTACTGCCTGTGATGTAGATGGTGTTACCTTTGATAGTTTAGCACCTCTAACAACATACTTAGGTGCAGGTAATAAAGAGTATGAATATGATATACTTACGGTTCAAGCTACTACACTTGTAACAAATAAAAAGAAAGTAATTGAACCTGAAGCTGCTCCTACCTATGTAGCTAATAAAGGTACTGTCTTTTTAACACAAGTTAAGTATAGTACCTCTTATGCAGTTACAGTTAAGATTGATAGTACACTTTATTCACCTACAGCACACGTAACTATTAACTCTACCAGTGAGACTACTAGTGATGTAGAGTTAACCAACACTGCTAAAAGTATCCTAACTGCTTTAAAGACTGCTATTGAAGCGAAGAATACTGGTGGAGGTTCTTGGCCTGGTACTATGACAGTGACTCAACTACCTTCATCTTTAGAACTTTCTTATGTACATAGTGATGGTAGTGCCAAAGCATTCACATTGAAGGCTATTGAAAATCAAGGTAACATAGCATTACTTGCTTACAACGAGCAAGTGTCAGACATTACTAAAATACCTGATCAATCAACAAATGGTAGAAAGGTTAAGGTTATGAATACCTTGGCTTCTGATGCTTCTTATTGGACTAAGTTTGTTGCTGACGATGGTACATCAGGTACTGGTTTCTGGGAAGAAGCAGTAGCACCTGACGTCTCAACTGGTTTGAAAGGTGAGACAATGCCTCATGAACTTGTCAATGTTGCTAAGAATGATTTCCACTTTCAACAGGCATTAACTACAGATGGTACACAATCAGCTTGGGCTGAACGTGTAGTAGGTGATGAATCAACTAATGCACATCCATCATTTATATACAAAGACTCAGCTGGTGCCTATGCTGGTAAGATACAACAAACATTCTTCCATAACAATAGACTTGGTTTCCTGACTGATGATAATGTATCAATGAGTCAAACCAATCAGTTTTATAATTTATACCATACATCAGCATTAACAGCTAGTGACTCAGATCCAATTGACCTCAACTGTACAAGTATTAGACCAGCAATCCTACACGGAGTTATCCCAACAGCTCAAGGTCTCATCTTATTTAGTAAGAATCAACAGTTTATTATGTTTTCAGATTCTGAAATTCTTACACCAGCATCAGCTATTATTCGTGGTATATCTAACTACGAAATGGATGATAAGATTGATCCAGTAGATGTAGGTACTAGAATTAACTTCATTAGTAAGACTCCTAGTTATACTAGAATATTCAGTGCAGCTACACGTGGTTCTGAAGAGAGTCCTATTGTAGATGACATAGGTAAGATTGTAGCAGAATGGATTCCAGCTGATATAGATAATGTTATCGCTAGTCCACAGAACTCTATGATTGCCTTGTATGGTAGGTCTAGTCCTGATATATACTTCCACAAAACCTACAGTGTAGGTGATAGGAATGTTATGCAGTCTTGGTTTAAATGGACTATGCCAGGTGATGTACAGTTTGTCACTATTGATAGTGATGTAATGTGGATCATTGTTAAGAGTGGATCAAATCATATACTATTAAAAGCTAACGTAAGTAAAGCAACAGACGAAGACGTTCTACAGACAACTGACGGTCAACAGATTAATCCTCACATGGATCTATATGTACCAGCTAGTTCTGTTAAATACAGAGAGGTTAAAACACTTGCAGTATCAGCAGGTGGTTCAGGGTATACAGGAATACCTACTGTAACTATATCAGCTCCGTCTGATCCTAATGGTGTAACTGCTACAGCTACTGCTACAATAGGTGGTGGTGCTGTAACTGGGTTTACTATTACTAATTCAGGTAGTGGTTATACAGCAGTACCATCAG